CATTTATATTCTTAAAAGATTGGGTGACAGGCGTTGACTTTCTTAAAGAAGAAGAAGAAGAATTGTAATGGACATTCGTAAAGTGTCAATAGGACCTGACTATAAAGGTGGTGCTATGCATTACCTTGTAGGGCAAAAAGTTCTTGGAGATACTAATGAAATACATTTAATTAAGTTCAACTCCACCAAAGAATCTATTCAAATATATATTATTAATGAAAAGAGTGAAATAGTTCTTTGGAAAGAATTTAATTCCACTATTCCAATTTCAATTGAATATAATATAAATATCTAATGAGGTCGCCATTCTATTTTATAGCCAAGCCGGCTAATGGAAAGCGATACGATAACACAAAAGAGATAAGTGGTGTTGACTTTATTGTCAGCACCTCTGAGGAAGACCACAGGTTTTCTAACCGATTTGCAGAAGTCGTTGAGTTGCCATTGGATTATACCGGACCTATTCAAAAGTCAGATACTCTTCTTGTACACCACAATGTTTTTAAGTTCTACAATGATGTAAGGGGTAGACAAAAAAGTGGTAAGTCTTTTTTTAAAGACGACCTATTCTTTATTGAGCCTGACCAATTCTTTATGTATAAGCACAACTCTACGTGGAACGCCTATGATAGGTACTGCTTTGTAAAGCCAATCCCTACAACTGAAAGCTATATCAAGAAGCCTTTCTCAGAGGAGCCTCTGATGGGCATAATGAAGTACCCTAACGAATACTTATTAGAGAAAGGGGTAAAGTCAGGTGACATGGTTTGCTTCTCTCCTGACAGCGAATATGAGTTCACAGTGGATGATGAAAAGCTATATAGAATGTATGACCATCAAATAACAATGAAATTATGAATCTAATTACATTTGAAAATGTATTAAAAGACCCTGTTGCTTATGTTGAGGATATACACAAACATGAATTTCAAGACATAGCAGATGGTCACAATACTTTTAATAATATTCAATTAAGAGATGACAATGATGAGTTTGCTAACTATGTCCTTGAGCTATTCCCTGACTTCAGAGTAAATATAAATTTTATCAGGAAGTCACCATTCAATCAACAAGAGCCAAATTTTATCCATACAGATGAAATGATGGGAGATATTACCTGCATTTTATATTTAAATGAAGAGGCTCCTAATATGGACGGTACTACAATTTATGATAACAACAACAAGCCATTACTTACAATGTACTCTAAGTTTAACCTAATGATAGCATTTGATTCAGGCTCTCCACACTCAAGAAACATTTTTGAGAACTTTGGCTTAGGTGAACAAGCTAGATTAGTTCAAGTTATATTTTTAAATAGCAATGAATAACGACACCAAAGACATAAAACTAAGGATTATTAAAGCAGGATATAAGGCTGTATCACACCTTATTAAGGTAGCTGAGGAAGATATTATTAACTTAGATGGTGATGATTTGTCTGCAGATAAAATGAAGAATGCTGCAGCAGCTAAGAAGTTAGCTATCTTTGATGCGTTTGAGATACTAAATAGAATAGAGTTAGAAAAGGAAAACCTTGACGCTATAGATCAAGGAGTAAGTAGAATAGATACAAAACAAGGATTTGCGGAAAGAAAATCAAAATAGTATTTTATACGAGGTAATAGAGGACTATATACCTGCAACTGAGATTTCTAAGAAAAATAGAAGTGATGCGTGGGCTTATGGGTATAATGACCAATATAATATAGTTGTTATCTCAAAGACCGGACAGATAGGACAAATAATTAATATCAGTGGGCTACTTATTGCCCTTCCACCTGAACCACCTAAGTGTCTACAAAGACACACTGCTAAAGCTGAGCAGCATTGGGAGCGTAAACAAGTTCCACAAGAGCTCTCAAAAATACAGTCCATATTCCAATGGAATGAAAAACATAAAGACTTTAAAGCTAAATGGGTAGATTATATTGAGCAAGAGTTTGATTACAGAGAACAAGGCTTTTGGTTCATGAACAATGGCATTAAGACTTACATTACAGGCTCTCATTATATGTACCTGCAGTGGAGTAATATTGACGTAGGATACCCTGATTTTCGTGAAGCCAATCGTATCTATTGGATATTTTGGGAAGCCTGCAAAGCTGATATACGTTCATTTGGTATTATCTACCTAAAGATTAGACGTTCAGGATTTTCATTTATGTCATCATCTGAATGTATCAACATTGGTACATTAGCACGCAATGCAAGAGTTGGCATACTATCAAAGACAGGTGCTGATGCTAAGAAGATGTTTACCGACAAGGTAGTACCAATAAATAGCAGACTACCTTTCTTTTTTAAACCTGTAATGGATGGTATGGACAAGCCTAAAACAGAGCTGTCATTCAGGATTCCTGCATATAAAATTACTAAAAAGAATATGTATGACCCTGATAATATAGAGGTAGATGGTCTTGATAGCTCTATAGATTGGAAGAATACAGAAGACAACTCCTATGATGGTGAGAAGTTACTTTTCTTAGCACATGACGAAATAGGAAAATGGACAAAACCTGTAAACATTAAAGAGAATTGGCGTATTGTAAAGACTTGCCTTCGCTTAGGTAGTAAAATTATTGGTAAATGTATGGCAGGGTCTACCTCAAATGCATTATCAAAAGGAGGTCAGAACTTTAAAGACCTATACGAAGACTCTAATTTAAGCATCAGAAGTGGCAACGGTCAAACTAAAAGTGGATTGTATTCTTTATTTATTCCTATGGAATGGAATATGGAGGGCTTTATTGATAAGTATGGAATGCCTGTCTTTAGAAAACCTTTTGAGCCTGTAATGGGTGTTGATCAACAATGGATAAAAAATGGAGCTGTTGATTATTGGGAGGCTGAAGTAGACTCATTAAAGAATGATGCTGATGCATTAAACGAATTTTACCGTCAGTTTCCAAGGACAGAATCTCATGCTTTTAGGGATGAGAGTAAGCAGGCTTTATTTAATCTAACTAAATTATATCAACAGATAGATTACAATGATGCTATGATTAAAGCACATTACCTTACTCGTGGGTCATTCTCATGGAAGGATGGCATAAAAGATACTCAAGTTATATGGACTCCTGATGCACGAGGAAGATTTAATATAAGTTGGGCTCCTCCTAAGCACATGCAAAATAATATACATTTACGTAATGGTATTAAGTATCCGGGTAATGAGCACCTTGGGTCTTTTGGTTGTGACTCCTATGACATCTCAGCAGTAGTTGGTGGACGTGGATCAAATGGTGCACTGCACGGTATGACTAAGTTCCACATGGATGATGCTCCTATTAATGAGTTTTTTTTAGAATATGTAGCTAGACCACAGACAGCAGAGATATTTTTTGAAGAAGTGTTGATGGCATGCATATTTTATGGTATGCCTATCTTAGTGGAGAATAATAAGCCAAGACTTTTATATCATATTAAAAACAGGGGGTACAGGGGTTACTCAATCAATAGACCTGACAAGCAAATATCTAAGTTAACAAAAACAGAAAAGGAGCTTGGAGGCATACCAAATACATCTGAAGATGTTAAACAATCGCATGCATCCGCAATAGAGTCTTATATAGAGAAGTTCATAGGATTTGACTTAGAAGGTAAATATAGAGACCCTGAAGAAATGGGAACAATGCCATTTACAAGGACACTTGAGGATTGGTCAAAATTTGATATGAATGATAGAACAAAATTTGATGCCTCTATTAGTTCAGGATTATGTATAATGGCTAATCAAAAACATCTATATATGGCTGAGAAAAAAGAATCAAAATTAATTATTAACTTTGGTAAATATCAAAATGAAGGCACAATAAGTCAATTAGTTAGATGAAGAATATAGCAATACAAATTAACGCAACTTCGTTTCCGAGTCAATTAGCTACTGATGCTGAGAAAGCATCTGATGAATTTGGATTACAGATTGGGCAAGCTATCCAATATGAGTGGTTCCGGAAAGATGGAAGCTCTTGTAGATACTATAGTCAATGGAGAGATTTTCGTAGATTAAGGCTATACGCAAGAGGTGAGCAGCCTATTGGGAAATATAAAAATGAACTTGCTGTAGATGGAGATTTGTCTTATCTAAATCTTGATTGGACTCCTGTGCCTATAATCCCTAAATTTGTAGATATTGTTGTTAATGGAATGTCTGATAGACTATTCAGGGTAAAGGCATATGCACAAGATGCAATGTCTCAATCTAAAAGGAGTAAGTATCAGGATGAATTAGAGTCACAAATGATTTCTAAAGACATCTTAACAACCATTAAAGATAAAACAGGTGTCAACGCATTTACTATAGACCCTGATAAGTTGCCTGAGAATGATGAGGAATTGTCATTGTATATGCAGCTTAACTTTAAACCTGCCATTGAGATTGCTGAAGAAGAAGCTATTAATACAATATTTGATGAAAACCATTATGAAGATATTCGTAAAAGAATAGACTATGATGTTACAGTTATTGGTATAGGTGTTTCAAAGCATGAGTTTCTGCAAGGAACAGGTGTAAAATTATCATATGTAGACCCTGCTAATATTGTTTACAGCTATACAGAAGACCCTTATTTTAAAGATTGCTTCTATTGGGGAGAAATTAAAACAATTCCTGTTTTAGAGTTAATGAAGATTGATCAAAGTCTTACAAAAGAAGACCTACAGGAAGTCACTCAATACAGCCAATCGTGGTACGACTATTATAATGTAGCACAGTTTTATGAGAACAGTATGTTCAATCGTGATACGTGCACACTATTATACTTTAATTATAAGACTACCAAAAAAGTTGTCTATAAAAAGAAAAACCTTGAAGGAGGTGGCTCTCGTGTTATTG